ACAACAATCACTGTGGATTCTACCACTGTCAACGTGTCGCAAACACCTGTAAGTCCCAAATCTGATGGTTACGTAATGGGCTACTTGACTGGTGACGGCCTGGCACCCAATGGATTACCAGTGATCCCCGGTGTGAGTTTTCCTCCTAATCCAGTACTAGGACAATATTGTTTAAGACTGGATTACTTCCCAAATCGCTTGTTCCGCTACGACGGAGCCAGGTGGGTCAAGATTGAAGACGCTGTTAGAACTGATCTCACCAACGGCCCACTTAACCAAACTTTGCGTTCTAGTTTTGTTAACAACCCGTACACTGTCAGAACTACTGATCAGGGCAACATACCAAGTAGACAAAGTCTTAGCGAGTTGCTAAAACCACGGGCTGACAATGGCAACGATGGCGGATTTAAGGATCCAAGACCAAGACCGGGCACACAACCAGGGCAGCCCAACAACGGATAACACATGCAAACATTTTTTTATGATGAACAAATACGCAGATTCTTGCTACAATTTGCAAGAATTTTTTCAAACTTTCAAATTGAATATGGGCGTGCCAATGACACTGGGTCTGCTACTTTGATACGTGTACCTGTGCGGTATGGTGATGCCAGCCGACAAGCGCAAACTATTTTGCAAAATAATTCAGCCAGCTCAATGCCAAGTACGCCGTTGATAACATTTTACATCACTGGTATGGATTATGATCGTCCAAGAATTCAAGAACCTTATCATGTCAGTAAAATACAAGTAAGACAACGAGCATACGATCCTGAATCTGACACTTACGAAACTACGCAAGGCAATGCTTTCACAGTTGAAAGACTTATGCCAGTTCCGTATAGAATGACCATAAACGCAGACATTTGGACATCAAATACAAATCAAAAATTTCAGATATTTGAGCAGATTGCAACCCTGTTTAATCCAGCATTGGAAATACAAAGTACAGATAACTTCTTGGATTGGACCAGTTTAAGTGTGGTTGAACTTGAAAAAGTAAATTGGTCCAACAGAACAATTCCAGTTGGCACTGAAGATCCAATAGACATCATGACCATGCAGTTTAGCATACCAATCTGGATAAGTAGCCCTGCAAAAGTCAAGAAACTTGGTGTTGTTGAGCGTATAATAAACTCAATATACAATGCACAAGGAGACTTCAATGATGCAGTTATTGACAATGATATTTTATTGGGCACCAGACAAAAAGTTTCACCGTTTGGATACCAAGTGTTGTTGATCGGAAATCAGTTGCAAGCACTAAAGCAGTCTGCTGTGATCAATCCCACAAACAACAACACACAACCACAAACTGCACCTACTAGCAATGAAATGTGGCATGCCATAGTCAACATGTACGGCACATTACGGCCAGGGATTAGTCAAATACGTCTAGACAGTCCTTGGGACGATTCAGAAGTTATTGGGTTTGTTAGTTACGACCCTACCAATGACAATGTGTTGTTGTTTGACGTTGACGTTGACACTATCCCACAAAATACATTAAACCCCATAAATGCAGTCATTGATCCGTTGATATCTGGACCCGGTGCTGGATTGCCGGCGGCTGCTGTTGGACAACGATATCTTGTGTTGGAAAACATGGGCACAATGACCAATTCTCCAACTGCATGGGGAGCAATTGAGGCACAAGCCAACGATATTATTGAGTACGCCGGCGGCATCTGGCAAGTGGTATTTGAAAGTACCACAGCATCAAATGTGCAATTTGTAACCAATTTAACAACCGGACTACAATATAGATGGACTGGTGGAGAAACTGATGGCGAGTGGGTTAAAAGTTACGAAGGACTTTATCCGGGGGGTGAATGGAGCATCGTTCTGTGAGTGCAGTTGGTGCTTGGTTTTATTCAACATCAACTGACAGATATTTGTATCTAATGCGCAATGACAATCGGCATCCAGGATCTTGGGGATTACCTGGCGGCAAAGTTGAACCTGGGGAAACATTGTTGGCAGCAATAACCCGTGAATGCCAAGAAGAACTAGGATCCATGCCTGAATATGCAAACATGATTCCATTAGAACAGTTCAATACTGGAGATGGTAAGTTTGCATATCACACATTTTTTGTTGTGGTAGAAAAAGAATTTCGTCCCGAGCTCAATTACGAACATCTGGGATATGCTTGGATTGAATCGGGTGCATGGCCTAGACCCATGCACCCGGGATTGTGGAATACTGTAAATTTTGATGTTGTACAGGATAAAATTTCTTCTATCCGACAAAGAATACTTGGTTAAATTCTACCAACTACTACTTCAATAACACCAGTATCGCCGTCAAAATCTTCAAGAGCTTTACCAATCACAGCACCCAATTTAGGATCTTGCTCGGCTCTTGCACGACCATTACCAGCTGATACCATCAAGTCGCCTTTGGAAACTTTTCCAGTTACTTTTGTTGGCACACGCCCTTGCAATGCAACAATTGAAACATGATCGCTTTCGAGCCCAGAATTCATGATATAACTTGGATTTGTTGATACCACCCCGGCAATGCGTCGATCACTGTCAGTGTTGCTTATTGTGACTTCTTGGGTTCCACCAAAACTTACCACTGTGCCTGGATAATAATCAGCATCAGCTGTGTAGCTCTCGGCCAAGTCAGCGTATTGTGCTGATGTTGCCTTGGCAAACACTGTGTTAAAATAGGCCACTGCTGACCCAATGTTGCCTACTCCGTTGGATTGTCCGTTGACAATGTCCTTGACCGCAAGGATCACACCTGTACCGTTGGGGGTAAGAACAATATTACCATTGCTTGCAGTAGTACGTATATCTAGTTGAGCTGAATCCTCGATAGCACCACTTAGTATTAGGTTACCACCTGTGATGTTACCAGTTGATACACCCAAACTACCACTTGTGATAGCACCAGTTACTGCCAAACTTGTCAATGTACCAACCGACGTAATGCTGGTTTGCGCCGCAGTTGATAATGTACCTGTTAATGTGGTTGACGTCACCGTGGCTGCACCTAAATTGCCCACATTGGCATTGCCAGTGGCATTGAGTGTACCTGTAATATTGGCACCTGTTGTGGTTGCTACCAGAACATTGGTGCCATTGGGTGCCAAGCTGACATTGCCACTTGCTGCCGTTATCAATGAAAGTGCACCGGTATCAACGATGTTGCCACTGGTTAGCAAATTACCACCAGAGATGTTGCCAGTTACAGTCAATGATCCAAGTGTGCCAACTGATGTAATGTTGGTTTGACTTGCTGTAGTTAATGTACCAGAAATATTGGTACCACTTAGGTTACCACCTGTGATATTACCAGTAGCACTAATCAATCCACCTGTTGTTAAATTACCACCACTTACGTTACCAGTTGCTGTGATCAATCCAGCAGTGCCCAGGTTGCCCACGTTGGCATTGCCTGATGCAGACAGTGTGGCTGTTGAGATTAATCCAGATGCGCTTAGGTTACCGCCACCAATATTACCGGCAACTGTGAGTATATTTGTTGATTTGTTAAATGTAAAGTTTGCGCTGGCACCAAGTATATCAGTATCGTTAAATTGAACTTGTGTATTGGCTCCAGCAGCATCAACATTACCTGTAATATTACCAACAATGTTACCAATAAAATTAGGAGCAGTAACGTTACCCGTAAATGTTCCTATTCCGTTGCTAATTAAATTTCCACCAGTTACATTACCAGTTACTGCCAAAATACCCAATGTACCAACACTGGTAATATTTGTCTGCGCCGCAGTGCTCAGTGTACCTGTTAATGTGGTAGCCGTCACCGTTGCGGCACCCAAGTTGCCCACATTGGCATTGCCAGTGGCATTTAATGTACCTGTAACATTAGCACCTGTTGTGGTCACAACCAGCACATTGGTGCCATTGGGTGCCAAACTGACGTTGCCACTTGCACCTGTAATGATACTCAGTGCGCCTGTATCAACAATGTTGCCTGTGACATTCAAGTTGCCACCACTAACATTACCAGTTGCTGTGACTTGCCCAGCTGTGGTCAAATTTCCACCACTGACATTACCTGTTGCTGCCACTTGTCCGGCTGTGGTCAAATTGCCACCTGACACGTTGCCCGTGACTGTTAGTGCTCCAAGTGTGCCCACTGAAGTAATATTGGTCTGTGCCGCTGTTTGTAAAGTACCTGTTAAGTTAGTAGCAACTACACTTGTTGCACCCAGGTTACCCACGTTGGCATTGCCAGTTACACTTAATACACCACCTGTTGTTAAATTACCACCACTTACATTACCAGTTGCTGTGATCAATCCCACAGTGCCTAGATTGCCCACATTGGCATTTCCAGTAGCATTGAGTGTACCTGTAATATTGGCACCTGTAGTTGTGACTGTAACAACGTTGGCGACACCGCCAACACTCATGACAATGTTTCCGTTGGCTACAGGAATAGAGACATTACTAGTGCCATTTGCCACACCAGCAGTGTTAATTGCAAAAGTAGATGCACTTGTTACACGACCTTTGCTGTCAACTGTAAAGCTAGGAATAGCAGTTGCATTTCCGTATGTGCCAGGAGTTACCGCAGTGTTGGCCAGTGTCAACGCAATGTTTCCAGTAGATGCGACCCTGTTACCAGTTGCATCACCCGTGATATCTGTTTTTGTTAGATCAACAATTGATGCAACTCCAGTGTCAATCTTGGTAAAAAGTCGACCATCGGCAGTGTTAATAGCCAGTTCACCAAGTACTAGATTACCAGTACCAGGTACAGAATTTGCCGCAGCACTTCTCTTTAATATAATTGTATTAGCCATTCTAGCGTTCCTTAATAAGTCCCTGCATCAATCACCTGACCGTTATTGACGATCTTTATCCATGCTGTCCATGCACCGTTCCAATATGAACGATTCCATTGAATTCTTACATCTCCCGAATCAACTGTGCCTGGAAAAAATACCTGTGTTGTGGAATCAATTGCTGTGAGCACTTGTAATATTCCAACAGTCACAGAACTATCAAGCGGGGTTCCTGTTGTGCCGGACCAACTACCTCTATTTACCTTGTAAACCCCTATTGTAGTGAGCAGGTCCCAGTTGCTGGAGTCTGCGCCACGATCAGTGAGGACACTGCTTAATCCGGCACCATTGCCAGTTACATTGCCTGCGCTTACTGTACCAGGAACTGTTAGTCCATTGACACTAAATGTTGCTACATTGTTAATCCCGCCAACGGAAACTGTAACATTACTGTTTTGTTGTACATTAACGTCACTGTTGCCATTTATAATTTGTGATCCTGCGGAAATCGTCAAGTTTGAAAGTAAACTGCCGTTACCAATAAAGTATCCTGCAGTTACGTTGCCAGTAGTTGATATTGAATTGCTACCAAATGATGCCAACAATGTGGCAACGTTGGCATTGGAATATCCAACAGGCAATCCAGTAAGTAGTGATCCGTTTCCAACAAAGTACTGGGCTGTTATATTTCCTGATGATGTAATATTGCCAACGTTGGATAAATTTATATTTGCAACTAAATTACCAGTTACAGTTAAATCGTTAAAATACCCTTGTCTAAATCCTACTGTCTCTGAACCCAGAGTATAAACACCATTAATGCTAGGAACAAGACTGTTGTTGATTTGTATAACACCAACGCCATTAGGCTTTAATATCAGATTACCGTTGGTATCGGTAGTTGATATGGTGTTATTGGCTATGGTAACATTGGACCCCACGGGCCCCGAAAGCCAAACATTGGAGAAATTTTCATTGACTTTGGTAAAAGCAGTATAGAGACTGTCTCCGTTGCCTGCGTTGGGTGTTGTACCCGTGTCAATTACCTGTTGATTTGCCATCACAATCCTTTAGTAGACGTATTTATGGCAAAATCAGAACTAACTTAGAGTAGCATTTAACAATCAGTGCTTACCAACCACTATTTCAATCTCTCCGTCATTGAGAGAAGATTGTAAACTTTTACCAATTATTCTGCCGGCAGCAGCATCATTGTTGACACGTGCCCAGCCGTTGGTATCACTAACCAACAAATCACCGGCTTCTACAGGACCACGCACAAAACACTGTACTCGTCCCACTAGTGCTAGTTTACACACATGCTCACCAGCTAGACCACTATTCATCACATAAGCTGGGTTTGTGGAAACTACCCCAGCAACCTTGTGACTGTTGGGGGTATTGCACAATGTGACTTCTTGCATACCACCAAATTCTAACACCGTACCAGAATTGTAATTGTTATCTGCCAAATAAAGTTCTGCCAAGTCAGCATATTGTGCCGAAGTTGCTGTGGCAAAAATTGTATTAAAGTACCCAGAAGCACTGCCAATGTTGCCAATTCCATTGGCATTGGCATTAACTATATTGCCTGTGATTTCAGCCCCTGTTGTGGTCACAACCAGCACATTTGTACCATTGGGTGCTATACTGACATTGCCACTTGCACCTGTGATGATACTCAATGCACCTGTGTCAACAATATTGCCACTGGTTAGCAAATTACCACCTGTGATGTTACCAGTGGCGTTAAATGTTCCCGTGACGTTGGCACCTGTTGTGGTTGCAACCAATGTGTTGGTGCCATTGGGTGCTAAACTAACGTTGCCACTTGCTGCCGTAATAATACTCAACGCACCTGTGTCAACAATATTGCCACTGGTTAGTAAATTACCACCTGTGATGTTACCTGTAGCATTTAATGTACCAGCAATGTTTGCACCAGTAGTTGTAAACACAGCTACATTGGCAACCCCACCTACACTGATGTTTGCATTGCCGTCGGGGGTTTGTATGTCAAAGGATGTTGTTCCGTTTTGTACTCGATCTCCCAGGATGTTACCCGACAAACTGGCATTCCCTGTAACACTTAGATTGCCTGTGATAGCAATACCACTGCTGGATATAACTGCCACAGTTGCACCTGCAACGTTGGCCTCAATGTTGCCGCCGCTGGCTAACACTTGTACTTGGCTGGTACCATTAGAAATTTTAGTAGCATCTAGGCCAACAAATCCGTTTGTGGCTTGGATGCTGCCAGTTACCAATAATCCAGTAGAGCTGAGTGTAAGTATAGTATTGCCGGCAATATTGCCTGCAATGTTTCCACTAGCCGATACCACTTTCATGTTGGAAGTACCAGATTGAATACTGGTTGCATCAATGCCAGTGAGTTGGCTACCATTACCAAGGAAATAGCTGGCAGTTATGTTGCCTGATACATCAACCGCGCCGCCGACTACTAGTCCATACTGGACTACTAGTCCATCATCAACAACAACCTGTGTTGAATCACCTGAAGTAATTTGATTTGTGGTTATCAGGGGAGATTCAACGGCCACTGCTGAAAACGCAGTAGTGGTAAATTGATAAAGATTGGGTAACGTATCAAATGATACTGTTACCGCGCCATTAGCAATGGGTATGTTAACATTGGTTGTTCCGTTTTGTAATATTGAAGCACCGCCAACATTGGATATAACGTCAGTAAGAAAGCGTCCATTGCCCAAAACATATGTTGCCGCAACGTTTCCGCCAGCTGTTACATTGTATGTGGCATTAACATTGTTGAGATTTAATTCTTCTACGACGACGTTTCCAGCAACAATTAAATTGCCAGATATTTCTGCGTTTTCAGTATCAAGATAAATGCTGTCACTTGCATTTATGCTGACAATATGGTAATCACCATCTATTCGTTTGTAGGTAGCCATCTATTACAGATCCTTTTGCATATTTATTCGATCAACAAAGGTATCAAGTGGCAGGTGAGATAAGTTTTCCAGTGCGCCAAACTCAGAGATTTCTGCTGTAGTTTCACCAACAACACGGATAAATTGTTTGTCAAGATTGCTCGATACTATCTTACTTAACTGTTTTGCCCAATTTCCAGTATATGTTGGCAATGCCCCAGTGGGCTTGTAGTGGGTTGTTCCTGCATACAAATTGTTGAATTTTCCTTGATCATTGGGTCCTAGATCAAATCCCAACAGATAAACTCGTCGATGCTCATGATCACAAGCTAACCCCACAGCGACCGGGCCGCTACTGAATCCAAAATAAGGTTTAGGGATGGCATTGGCTCCAGAATTTGCATTTGGGCGACGGGTATAAAATCTATGCCTCAAGCTATATCCCGAATCTTGTATTTCTCTGCTGATTGCTTGATCAACTGCTACCAACACTGTTGGCGCATGGGTGCGATACAAAGCATTACATCCATAGACAGTGCCAAGTTCTTGTAACTTGTCAACTGATACAGATTGACGGCTTAAACCGTTGCCCAATACAAATGCAATCATAAAATATCCTCCCTGTATGTAGCAGAGAGGATATTCTGGCTGATAAATTATGAAGTATAATTTTCTATGATAGCCAGTGGTACTGTGGTATTACTAGTACCAGATTTAATTTCAGTACCTTCATCACTAAAGAAGTTGATTGCATAACGAACAGCAGGGGTACTATAATCAAGTGCCCATCTATTGGTTAATTTACTGATCAAAATATCACTAGAATCACCATTGAACATGGCAATGTTCATGTTACCAGCAGTTAATGAACTGGTGGCTTGATTGGCTAAAGTGCAAACACCAACTTCAAACACAGTGCCAGAGCCGCTGCCTACAGCAACACATGTAAATATGTCACCAGCACCGGCGTTTACAGACGCACCGCAAGTTTGCCACTGGGTTGTACCAACTGAGTTAATGATATAACTTCTACCAACTACCATGCTTTCATCTGCTACTGATGTGGAATCAGCAACTAGATACTGTTTAGATCCCTTTTGAGTGATGATAAAACCAGGTGCTTCTGCACTACCTGGTCCACCAGTACTTAGAAAAACTTGTACACGAACCACAGGATATGCACTAGTTGCAACTGAACTGCCACCAATGGCATTGGCACCACCAACCACGCCCAAGAATTGAGCAGTGTTTAATGGTGCTGGATAAACTGGATTTGTTAAACTGCCAAGATTGTTGAAACCAATATCTGTGGTAGTTGTTTTTTTAATTTTTAGAGGACGGCCCATTTTGTTTTCTCCTTAAAGAAGTCCGATGCGGGTTCTAGCCGCTACGCAGGGGGTTATGCCTGCATAAACTGCATTATTACAGTGTGCTGTTATTTATTGTTAAACATCAATTTCCCAGCTCTTGGCATAGGTATAAACAAATACCGGGCGAACTATGGAATTGCTTTGAAACTCTCGGTTGCTGTTTTGTCCAGTCACTGATTCTGTAACATGTACATAAAATTCGTGATTGCTAAATGTGTTTTGTGCGCCGCCTGTGACGTTGGCACCTTGTATTTTATACGTAGCTGGCGTTGTGGTATAGTTGAGCAAGAACACTGGTCCCATGTCTCTATTGCCAAGATCAGTGTGTGTATGGCCAAGGTAAGACACACCTATGCTGTTAAAACTATTTGAGTTTGGTTGTCGTGTGACCTGCCACTCACCAACAATTTGTATACGACATTGAGAAGCAGGATAAGTCTCACTGGTGTCTGGATTGGTATATGATGTGAGTGTGTTCCCTACCACTGCTATGCTCCAATCTTGAGCACGTACTCGTAATTCCCCACCGTTTAGAGGGTTTGGATAAGTGAGGCTGAGTCCAAAAGTTGCACCATCATTAAACCCACTTTTGCTATATTGCCACAATCCTTGCTGAGTTATTTCAAGTCCGTTGGCTGCTGTTAGTTGTGCTGTTCCTGAATATCCAGGAGGTGTGTAGAATATTTTAGCCATGCTGTATTTAACAAAAAACCCGGAGTGTTACCCCCAGGTTTCTTGATACTTCTTTAGTGCCAGTTGTCTAGCCAGCCATAATCTAAACTTCACATGGTCCGATAGTTCATCATCGTGGACTACTTTACCAAACTCTGCACTACGACGATTACGGCCAAAAGTGACCTCATCGTCTATTATGAGGTCACTGTGTTCTAAGTCAAACTTACTTTGCTGGTGTAGCAGGCTTTGCGTCTGCTTTAGGTGTGTCCTTCTTTGCAGGCTCACTTTTGGCAGGCGTTGCTGTCGCAGGTGCGGCAGGTTTGGCTGCAGGGGCGGCAGCGGCTGGTTTGGCATCAGCTTTCTTTTCTTCTTTTTTGGCAGGTTCTGCGGC